GCGCACGAGGACACAAGACCATGACCACCGCCACACTCGCCCGCGACATCAAGCAAAGCATCTCAGACGACATTCGCCGCTGCGCGCCGGCGCACACGCGGATCACGCTGGATGTTGCTTTGGCGAACTGGCAGTACTTCTTCAACGACTGCCGCTACACCGAGGCGCGGGCCTGGTGGGCGGTAGTTCACTCGATTATCACTGAGGGCAAATAGCATGACATTCCAGACCGACCTCACAATTCCCCCAGCGGCATCCATCCTCGATCGCGCCTGCGAGCTGCTCGGCAGCGCGTACCGCCTCCAGGACGACGCCAGCGCTCGCCAGCTGGAGCGCCTGATCACACAGATCCCCGCCGCATCGCTCTGCTGGGCGATGGGCGTGCTGCATGTCGGCAGCCCCAGCGGGAACACCTACCAGGTCACGCGCGCCGGCTGCAGCTGCCCGAACGGCGTGAAATGCGGCAAGCGCCAGTGCTGGCACGTCGCAGCGTTCGAGCTGCTCCTGGACATGTTTGATGAGGACTGTGTCACCGCCGACAACGACGCAGAGGATCGCGCGGGTCGCGGCGGCTGGTAATCCGAACGTTTCCGATTTCGCAGTACAATCACAATAAGCACGAGAGGACACACGACGATGAGCGAACTATCCGAGCCCTGCATCCCCAGCTGCCAGGTCGAGATCAACGGCTTCACCTGGACGATCTACGCGACCACCACGAAAGAGACGATCGACCGGATCGAGCTCGTGAGCCGGGCGCTCACCAAGCGCGGCTACAGCGCGCCCAAGCGGCCGGCGTTCTCTGGCGGAAAACCCCAGCAGAAGCCCCTGACCCAGCCGCTGGTCGACGGCGACGGGACGCCGTGCTGCATCCATCACACGCGCCACGACGGCCGGCCGGCGCCGATTCGGTGGGTTCCCGCGCGCGGCGACTTGCCCGGCTTCTGGGGCTGTCCCTGCGCCGCCCAGCAGGTTCCCGGCGAGCAGATCAACGGCCGCGGCTATTGCAATCTGCGCTTCGACTGGGCGGCCAGCGAGGCGCCGCAGAATGGCACAGTGAAGCGATGAGCGCGCTCGTGCTATAATCGCAGCGTACCGCATACACACGAACGCCGATCCAAGCGATGATGGATCGGCGTTCGTGTGTCGGCTTGCGTCGCGTGCTATACTGAATCCGTACCGCCGCAGTCAACGAGGGTTGCTTGACTGCGGCGTCCTTCGTTGGCTGCGAAAACTATCGATCCTGATGACTGAGCGACAGTACCTGCTTATCCGCTGCCTGCGCCTCGAAGCGCGGCTGCTTGGCGTCGAGATCGCGCCGTTCGATCCGGCCGCCTACGACGCGCGCCCGCCGTTCCACCTGCGCCAGCGCGGCTTTGTCGGACAGATGCACCGGAAGGTGATGCCAGAGGACATCGTTCAGATGCGGGCGCTGCGAAAGCAGGGGCTGAGCTATAACGCGATTGCGGCGCGGGTCGGCTTTGCTGAGGCGACGGCGCGGCTATATACGCGCGACGTGTGCATCGCGCCGCTCGTCGAGCGCGCAGTGGGGGAGTGATGGCCTTTTCCTATATCGGCGAAGCGTTGACCGGCCAGGCATTCATCGCCTACGTGCAGGCCTACGACTTTGGCAGCGTGCCGCCATCCTTCGTCGTCATTCACAACAGCGCCATCCCCGACGCCTCCTGGGCGCCGCTGGGCGGCGATCCTACGACCAAGTGGGATCGGAATGAGGCCGGGCTGAATAACGACGCGATCCGCGCCAAGCGCAAGCCCCAGCTGGATAGCATCAAGAACTACTACGTCGGTCTGGGCTGGGAGAGCGGGCCGCACCTGTTCATCGACGAACGCTTTATCTGGCTGTTCACGCCGATGTACGATGTCGGCACGCACGCGAAGGCGGGCAACAGCTACCGCGACAGCTCGGGCAAGCTGCACTACTCTCTAGGGATCGAGACGGTTGGCTGGTTTGGCCGGAACGGCTGGCCGCTCTCCATGCAGAAGCTGCTCCAGATCGCCGTCCAGTCGATCCGCGATCGGCTGCACACGTTTGAGATCGTGTACCACAGCGCGCCGCCGAATAGCCCCGCCGCGCACGATCATCAGATCAGCTTTCACCGCGACTACAACAAAGACTCCTGCCCTGGCCAGGTGATCACGCCGGACTACGCGATCCCGATCTTAGCGCACCCCTATGCGACCGTGTACCCGCGCTATCAGGTCATTGCACCCTGTTCCATTTTTACCGCGCGCGCACCCGACGCGCCGCTGGCCGGCGGCCCCGACAGCGGCCAGACCTGGCTGGATGTCGGCGACGTGATTCAGGTCGGACAGGAACAGGACGGCTGGATGTGGGTTTCCGATAACGCGATTAACCCGCCCGGGATCGGGTTTTTGCCGAGTAGTTATCTGAGGGCGCTCTAGTGCCGGCGCTGTACTATATCTTGGTGCTGATTGTGGCGATCGCCGCCGCGACCGCGACCGCAGTGGCCGAGTCGATCGTGCGCGGCGCGGTCGATGCGCGGCAGTTCGTCGCATATATCATCGCCTATACGCTGGTGATTCTGCTGCCGCCGGCGATCGCGAAGTGGCTGAAGAAAGAGTGATGCGCCGCCCGCATGTGATCTTCGTCGCGCTGGCCGCGCTCCTCTGGATCGCGCTGTGGTATTCGGTCGGATGTCTGATTTATTGGTTTTTTCGCGGAGGATAACATGCCCGCTGCAATCAATACCCTGCACATCGTTTTGACCGTGCTGGCATTTGGGATACTCTTCGGCGTCGGATGGGCGCTTGCTCACATGGCCGTCGCGTGGCCTGGTAATCGCATCAGCGCGGCGGCGGCGATTATCGCGCTGGCGCTTGCCTGGATTGTGCCGTAACGCTATGGCGCTCAGGCCGAAACAACAGGCGTTCATTGAATTTTATCTCGCATGCTGGAATGCGGCGCAAGCGGCGCGCGACGCGGGTTATACCACGAAGGCAAATGTACAGGGCAGTAGAATGCTAGCAAATGCTAGCATCCAGGCCGCGATCGCCGCGCGTCTCGCTGAGTTGAAGATGAGCGCCGACGAAGTGTTAACCAGACTGACCGACCAGGCGCGCGGGTCGGTCGCGCCGTTTATGCGAATCAGCGCCGACGGCGAATTTCATGGCTTTAATCTCGGCCCAGATAAGCCGGTACATCTCATCAGACGCGCCACGTCGGTCAAGCGCACGTTTCGCGACGAAAGCAACGAGCATAGCGTCACGATCGAGCTGTACGACGCACAGAACGCGCTGGCGCTGCTGGGCAAACATCATGGATTGTTCGTAGAGCGCACAGAGATCAGCGGGCCGCAGGGCGCGCCGATCCCAATCCAAGCCTATGAGTACAATGCTGCCATTGCCGCGATTACGGACAGACCAGGCCCGGATCGCGACCCATCCGGCGAAGACGCAAGTCTTATCGATGGGCCGGCGCTGGGGCAAGTCGACGATGGGCGGCGCGATTAGTCTCGCGTGCGCCAACGCCGGCGCGCACGTGGCATGGGTTGTGCCGACCTATAAGAACGGTCGGCCGCTGTGGCGCTGGGCTGAAGCGACGGTCAATCCGCTGCGCCGCGCGGGCGTGCGCGTGAACCGCGCCGAACGCATGATCGAGTTTCCGACCGGCGGGTTTCTGAGTATCTATAGCGCCGATAATCCGACATCTATTCTGGGCGAAGCGTTCCACCTGGTCATCTGCGACGAAGCGGCGCGGATGGATGAAGCGGTCTGGACAGAGACGCTCATGCCGACCCTGGCCGATTACGACGGGCGCGCGATCCTGATTAGCACGCCGCGCGGGCGTAATTGGTTTTGGGAGCAGTGGCAGGCCGGGCAGGCCAAAGACGGCGCAGTCAAGTCATGGCGCGCGCCGACCAGCGCGAACCCGAACCCGCGTATTCAGAAGGCTGCCGAGCTGGCGCAGACAAGGGTCGCGCGGTCGGTCTATGAGCAAGAATGGCTGGCCGAATTCGTCGAAGATGGATTGACGCTCTTTACGATCGAGGATATTGACCGCGCCGCTTCCCCCTACGACGCGCCGGCGGTCGGCCAATTCGTGACCAGCGTTGACGTAGGTCGGCGACGCGACGCGACCGTGATCAATACCTTCGAAACGTCGCGCGCGCCATACCGCCGCGTCGCGTTCGAGCGGCTGGAGCGCGTGCCCTATCCGCTCATCCAGCAGCGGATCGTCGAAACGATGCGCGACTGGCCTGGCCAGCTGATCATCGAAAGTAACGGCGTCGGCGATCCGTTAATAGAAAACTTGGATGTCTATGCCGTGCCGTTCGTGACGACCGCGCGGTCAAAGCTCCAGGCCTTGCAAGCGCTCCAGCTACTACTGGAACAAGGCGACATCCAGGCGGCATGGGACGCGCGCGAACGGGCCGCGCTGATACGCTGTGCATGGGACGAAGATCACACGCCGGATGAGGTGATGTCGCTGGCGATATTCGCGCTATCGGTCGCGCATATCGGCACGCCGGGAGTGTAACGCATGGGCATTCGATCCGACCTGCGCGACTTTGGGCGCATGCTGCGCGGGCTGCCGACGGCGGCGCAAGCGAAAGCGCTGAACATCTCGTTAGCGCCGAACGGGTTTGTCAATGAAGTACAAACAATGATCGTTCGGGGCAAATCCTCCAGCTATGGCGCCGATACCGCCGCGCTCGAAGCGACCATGTCAACCAATGAATTAGTGTATGCCTGTATCAACATCCGCGCGTCGGCCGCGCGCGACCCGCGCCTCATCGTTCAGCAGCAAATCACGAAGGATGGCCAGATCAGCTATGAAGAGGTTCCCGCGCATCCCTTCCGGCAGCTGATCATGCATCCTAATCCGCTCATGACCGAGGGCGATCTGATGCAGGCCGCGATCGTCTCATGGGACGTGTCAAATCCGCGCCGGCTGTACTGCGAAAAAGTCTACAAAAACGGACTGCTCGTGCAGCTCTGGCCGCTGAATCCGGCATGCATGACGCCGCGCTACGCCCAGACCACTGGCCGTGAACTCATCGGCTACACATGGGCGGAGGGGCAAAAGAAGCGCGACTATACGCTCGATGATCTGCTCATCCGCGCCGCGCCGGCCTGGTACGACCCGCCGCCCTTGATCGCCGCGCTCGGGTCAATCAGCGCGGACACGGCGCAGACTCAGACGATCGGCACGTACTTCGCCAACGGCGGCATTCCGCCCTTATTCCTGAAATACAGCATGGCGCTGAACGATCCTCAGCGCGACGAAATCCGCGCGAAGTGGCGCGCGATCTACGGCGGCGGCGCGGCGGCCGGCGACATCGGCATCCTGGATGTCAACAGCGATGTGCGCGAAGTCGGATCGAAGCTCGACCAGCTGGCCAGCCAGACCTTGCGGAGTGTCTCTGAGTCGCGGATCTGCATGGTATTCGGCGTGCCGCCCTTGATTGTGTACGCCTATGTGGGTCTGCTGCGCGCGACCTATAGCAATCTGAAAGAGGCCTGGGCCGGCTTCTGGGATGCCACGATGTCGCCGGCGTTCAAAGAGTGGCGCGACTGGTTTACATGGGCGCTGCTCTTGGAATTCGAGGACGAAGCGACCATCCGATCGGAAAAGATTAAGCTGGCCTATGACATGTCGACCGTCGCCGCGCTTCAGGAGGATGTCGACGCGATCCAGGGCCGCGCGCGCGCCAACTTCGAGTCGCGGCTGATCTCGCAAAACGAAGCGCGGGCCGCGCTCGGCTACGCCGCGACAGTGGGCGGCGACGATACGTACTACACGCCAGTGCGCGAAACCATTGCGCCGCCGGCGGCTGGGGCGGTCGCGCCCGTTCCTGGCAAGGCACGCGAATACATACCAGCGCCGGAGGGGTGATGGACGATCGCACGCGCGCCATGCTGCTGGCCATGCGGGCCGCGCTCATCCAGTTGCTGGGCGCGATCGAAGATGCGCTGAGTATGCCGCGTACGCTGCCGAGCCGCGACGATCGGCGGAAAGCGCGCGGGATCGTGTTTCCGCGTATTGACCCGTAGTGCTATACTGAATCTCAACCAATGCGCTGCACTAGCAATAGCGCGGTGATTCCCAATCGGGAGTCGCCGCGCTTTTTATTTGCCATGAGGCTATGCGATGCCAGAGTATAAACAGCTGCGCCACGCGACGAAGGCGATCGACGGTCGGACGGTGGTCGGCATCGCCGCGGTTCACGGGAATGTTGATTCGGGCGGCGATAAGAGCTGGCCGGGCAGTTTCGCGGACACGAACGTCGACGGGCGCAACCGCGCGGTGTTCCTCTGGATGCATAACCCGGACAACCCTCCGACGGCCAGCATTAACTACGTGCGCGAAGTGCCGAAAAACCAGCTGCCGCCGGCGGTGCTGGAGTACGCGCCCGACGCAACCGGCGGGGTGGAGGTATCCAGAACCTATCTGGAGACGCCGCGCGGTGAAGAGATCTTAGCAGGCCTGAAGGCCGGCGCGATCGATGAAATGTCATACGCCTACAACGCGACCGTCTATGACTTCGAAGAGATCGACGGAAAGACCATCCGCAATCTTCGCAAGGTTGAGATATTCGATTACAGCGATGTCGCATGGGGCATGAACCCGGCGACGGTCGGCAGCAAAGCGGCCTGGAAAGACCGCCCGCTGGTCGACCACGCCGGCGCGCTGGAAAGCGCCGTGCGCGACTTCGCCGAACGCCTGGCCGAGCTGAAAGACCGCCGCGCGAAAGCGGGCCGCACCTTCAGCGCAGCCAATACCACGCGCATCGGCGGCATTGCAGACGACCTCGCGAAAGCGGCGGTCGATCTCCAGCAGATGCTGAAAGATAGCGCGCCGCGTGAACAGGCCAGTAACGACGCCATGCGCGCGTATCTGGAGTACCAGCGCACCATGGCCAGCTTGGGAGTAATCGCACGATGAAAAAGAAGTATGAGATCGGCCAGCAGCTAGACGCGAAGCGCGACCAGCTGGCGCTGATCTTCAAAGAGGCCGGGCCGGACTATGATATGAGTCTGGTCAAGGCGATCGACGGCACGAGCGAAGAGAAGGTCGCGGCGATCCGCGCGCTGAACGCGGAGTTGTCCGATCTGGGCCGCGAATTTGACCAGGCCAGAGAGCTGGAGCTGATCGAGCAGGGCAACAAAGCGGCCCAGAACGGACGCCAGCGCGACGAGGATCGGCGGGGGCTGTCCGACGAAGCGCCCGCGCGCAGTCTGGGCCAGCAGTTCGCAGAGAGCCGACTCGCGAAGGAACACACTGGCCGGAGCAAGCGCCAGTTTTCGGTCACGTTTGACGACTTCGACGAAACCGCCGATCGTAAACAGCGCAAGACGCTCATGACGACCGGCGCCGGCTTCGCGGCGCCGAACAACCGCGGGCCGATCGTCATCCTCTCCGCGCAGCGCCGGCCGGTTGTATCCGATCTCATTCCGCAGAGTACCACGACGGTCAGCGTGGTCAAGTACATGGAAGAGACTACCTTCACGAACAACGCGGCCGGCGTGCTGGAGGGCGGCACGAAACCCGAGGCCGCGCTAGTCTTTACGGAGCGGTCGCAGATGGTTGAGAAAATCGCGGTTACGCTGCCCGTAACCGATGAGCAGCTCGACGACGTGCCGCAGATCCGATCGGTGATTGACGATCGTCTTACGCTCATGCTGGAGCTGACAGAGGAGATCGAGCTGCTCACCGGCAGCGGCACATCCCCCCACTTGCAAGGCATCTTGACGAAGACTGGCGTTCAGACGCAGGCGAAGTCAACCGACCCGACGCCGGACGCGGTATATAAGGCCATGACCAAAGTCCGCTTTACCGGCTTCGCGGAACCAAGCGGCGCGGTGTTCCATCCGAACGACTGGCAAGATGTCCGGCTGCTGAGAACGACCGACGGGATCTATATCTGGGGAAATCCCGCCGACGCCGGGCCGGAGCGCATCTGGGGGCTACCAGTCATCCTTACGACCGCAGAGACGGAAGGAACCGCGCTGGTCGGCGATTTCCTGCTTTACGCGCACATCTCGCGGCGCATGGGCCTCCGGATCGATATTGGATACGTCGGGTCGCAGTTCATCGAAAATAAGCAGACGATTCGAGTAGAGGAAAGATTATCGCTTGAAATTTATCGGGCGGCGGCTTTCTGTATGATAACCGGCGTATAAATCTCCAGACAGTAGACTGGAGATGTGGAGGGCATACGTTATGCCAGTGATAGAAGGCGGCGGATTGGGCGATCCGCTCTCGAACGCCGGCGCGCCAGTCAGCGGCACGGACGAAGTGCAGACCCTAACGATCGGCGGCGCGCCGACCGCCGGCGCCGGCAGCGGATTTACGCTGGCCTACATGGGCTTTACGACCGCGCTTATCCTCTGGAGCGCGACCAATAACACGCTGCGCGATAACATTGACGCGGCCTTAGAAGCGCTGCCGGTGATCGGAACCGGGAATGTAACGACCGCAGTCGGAACCGCGACCGCCGGCGTTGGCACGTTCACAATTACCTTTGCGGGCGGGCTGGCGAAGCATGCCGTCGCGACGATTACGGTCGGCGTGAACAGCATGACCGGCGCGGCGCCGACCGTCGCGGTGGCTGAGACGACGCCGGGCGTTGACGCGACCGCGCTCGGGGCAGCCAAAGGCGGGCTACTGATTGACATCACCAACGCGATTTTGTACATCAATACCGGCACGCCAGCCGCGCCAACCTGGACAAAGGTCGGAACCCAGACATAGCTGAGAATGGCGCGTATGGCGTCATGCGCGCCATTCTGCCGAGCCTAGCATGAAATGGAACACTGAAATGAGCGAAACACCGGCCGTATGGACGAATCACGGCGATGCGATTTACGTGAACGCCGATAAGTCGGCGGTCGTGCCGGGCGATAGTCCAGAGGCGGCCTATCTCCTGGTCGCGGAGGGCGGCACGCTGCCACTAGCGGAGGCGCAAAAGTACGATCTGATCGGCACGAACCTACCCGATCGCGGGCGCGGCCGATCGAAGGCGCCCGGGCCGGATGTGGCGCGCGAAGAGGATGAGGATGAAGCGCTCCGCAAGGCGAAAAAGGACGTTCCCGAGAATAAGGGACGCGGGTAAATCGTGACCAGCTATGCCACGCTGGCGCAGATCCGGCAGTATCTTCCGTCGGTTGCGGCTGGCGCGTCGATCGACGCGGTATTACAGCTTGCGCTGGATAACGCGACCGACATGATCCGCAGTCATATGCGGTCGTTACTGCCCGATCCGGCATTCGACTACACGGCGTTCGGCGCGGCCGACACGCGGATCGTGCTGGGCTATGACGGGCAATACCTCCGGCTGCCGCCGCATGAGGCCGGCAGCGTGAGTCTTGTGGAATGGATGATCGGCTCTAACCCGGCCGCGTAT